CGTTGTACCTGTTTCCTGCGTGGTGACGGGCAGCAGCGGGAGCGATCTAATGAGCAAATTGGATGCGCTGAAATATCTACTCAATCCAAAGAACGGAGAGAAGTCGCTGCGCTTTGATTGGCTTTCCGGCCGCTATTGGCTGGCAGTGCTTTCTAATCCCGGCGCGCTGAGTGCGGTCGGTGTGACGTGGAAAAAATTCGACCTGGTATTTGTGGCTGGCGATTCCCGCGCGTACTCGACCACCGCGCGCAGTAGTCCCGATTTCACAATCAACAGCACTCCGTATTCGATGACGGTGGAATCAGGGCCAACCGCAGTAGCGGGCACGGCCCCTGCCGAATGCGTGTGGGTAATCAAAAACACAAGCGGCGGCACCGTTACCAGCCTGACGTTGAACAACGAAACCACGCAGGAATCCATGACGTGGGTTGGTTCGCTTGCTAATGGTAATTGGCTGCGCATCACCACATCGACGGGGCTTGTCGAAAAGTCTACGGACTCCGGCGCGAATTGGACTAGCAGCATGACGCTGTCGGGCGCGTTCATTCTGCCGACCGTGCAGGGCGGCGTTGCGAATACCGTCACGCTGACAGGCTTTTCCGCGGCGACGGTGACGCTGAATTACACGGCGCGATATTTATAAAGGCGTATTAAATGGCTACCACATTCCGCAATAAAAAGAATCATCCGCTGGGCGTTGGCACGCTCAACACGGCGATAGACGATAACGATCTAAGCATCGTGCTCGACGCCGGACAGGGCGCGTCGTTTCCTTCCGCGACGTTCACGATTTCGATTGACGAAGAGATTATCCTGATTGATTCGCGGTCTACCGACACGCTTACGGTCAACGCCTCCGGGCGCGGGTACGATTCGAGCACGGCGTCTGCGCACGCGGCGGGCGTGGCGATTACCAACAATCAGATCGTGAAGGATTTCACCGATTGCGAAACCGCAATCAACGGTATTGAGAACGGTACCACCACGCTCGCGAAAGTGATTTCTTCTGGCAGTGCGGCAAATTCGCATACCGTCACAGATGCAGGCACTAACACTGTCGTTTCTTTACTTGAGCTTTACCACATGTCCAGCGGGACACCTGCCGCTGGTTTGGGCGCGAAATTAATCCTCGGCGCAGAAGACGCGGCGGGCACTGCCACTGCCGCGATGGAACTGCACGGCTATTTATCTGTCGTCACCAACGGCGCAGAGTACGGCGAAGCTCTTCTGCGCGTCATGTACAACGGTTCGCAAAAGACCGTTGCGAAGTTCACGGGAAAATCGGACGGTAGTGTCGTGTTCTATGACACGCCACTCGTACTCGACACCACGGCTGCGGGCACCGGCGCGTGCTGGTTCATCATGGGGCCAGCTGGAACAAATCGCCATTGGGGGCGGCTGTTCACTGGCAACAATGCGACAACCGGGCGTCGGTGGGATTTTTACGCGAACGATACAGCCGAATCAGGATCGAACGCCGGTACCGATGTGCGGCTTGGCGCTTACGATGATAGCGGCACATGGATTGACGATCCGATTCAAATTGTGCGCGCGGCGGGCGGCGCATTTACAACACCTCGCCCGTTCGTTTCTACGAGCACGATAACCGCGCGCAGCAGTACCGTCGGCGATATTACGATGGGGCTGCAAACCACGAACCTTCAGCTTATCGAGCAGTATTCGACCGATGGGTCGAGCGCGGCATTTATTGGGCTTAAAGGACGAGGCACGAAGTCTAGCCCAAGCGCAGTGCAAAGCGGCGATGGTCTATTTTTTCTCGGCGCACGCAACTATGCAGAACCAAGCACAAACATCGCGGCATATCGATTGATCGCAACAGAAACATACTCTGGTGCAGGGCGCGGTACGGGTTTTTCCGTAGAGACTTGTGTGGCGGGAAGCACTTCGCGCCTTGCGAGAATTGGATCAGATTCCGCTGGCCTCATATATGTGAAACAAGGCGGATCAACTGACCAAGCGAAAGTCGGCGGCGTCGTTTACGTTTCAAATCCCACCGTGGGAAATGTTGGCACTGGCGAAGACGATCTAATGTCGGCATCTATATCCGCTGCTACGCTCGAAACAAATACACAATGCCTTTGTTTTGAAGCGCATTTCACAACGGCGGCAAACGCCAACAATAAAACCGTAAAGATCAAATTCGGCGCGACGACGATCTACGACTCCACTGCGGTAGCGGCCAACGATGACCGGCTACACGTTCACGGCGTCATATACCGCACGGGCGCGGCCACGCAAATCGCGCGCGTGACGGCCATCGGAAACAACGGCGGCGCATTCCTGAACGATGTGCAGTTTTCATCGCCGACCGAAACGCTTTCGGGCGCGATTACCTTCAAGGCGACATGTGCGGGAACAAGCGATAACGACGTACAAATGACAGATATGCGCCTTTGGTGGGCACCAAACAACACGTAAGAGGGCAAAGACATGAACGAAAAAACACAAGCATTACTCGCGATGAAAGACATCATTGACCGCATCACGCTCGTCGCCAAAGACGGCGGGCGCGAGAGCGGGCTTACCAGCGGCGACCGCGCGCAGATTATGGCGGCGACACAGGTAGTGGCGAAGGCGATCGACGAAGGCGACGCAAACGCGAAGCTACTCGCGGAACTGAAAGACGAACTCGCGAAGGTGCGCGCGGAATTCGATCAAGTTAAAGCGGGAATCGCCGCGCAATCGTAACCCATGTCCAACCGCGCGCAACATAACCGGCACCAGCACAATCAGGGCAGCGCCGTTACCGTTCTGCCCGATCAACATCCGTTCACCACGTACCGACTGGAAGCGCGCACGGCATCGGGCGGATTGGTTGCGCTGTTGTGGCAATGGAGCAATGCAAAGACGAAAGAGACGGTCAACGCGCACGGCGATCTGTCGTTTGAATATCCCTACACATCCACCGCGTGGGCCTATTTTGCGTATCCGCGCCAAGTGTGGGTGCGCGATGATCGCGGGCAGATAAAAGAGAAGTACCACATCACGCACCGCGCGCGCGCGAAGGGGCTGGACGGCAGCGCGGTTATCGAAGTGACGGGCCGGTCGTTGCTCTATCAGCTTGCGCGCGAGAACGTAGCGAACTTCTACGCGGGCACCGAACAGCAGGTAGTGACACTGCCGAGCGGCGTTACGGCGGGCAACTTCACGCTTACATTTCGGGGCGTCGAGACAAGCAACATTGCCTACAACGCGAGCGCGGGAACCGTGCAAACGGCGCTGGAAGCACTGAGCAACATCGAAGTCGGCGACGTTACCGTATCGGGTAGCGCGGGCGGTCCATACACGCTGACATGGGCGGGGCAATATCTTGAGAAGGATGCCGCGCAAGTTATCTTCGACGGCAGCGGACTGACCGGCGGCGTACAGGGAACCGTTGCAACCACGCGCACCACAAAAACGCTGCGCGAAGTTGTAGACAGCCTGCTGGACCAGCAAGTCAACACGCTTCCGATTCTATTAGGTGCGATTGATACGGCCATCGGCGACAACGTCGTTCAGCTAAAGATCGAAAACAAATCAATCATGGCCGCGTTGCTCGAATTGCGCGATCTCTACGGCGGCTACTTTTGGGTTAATCCGTCGAACCGCAAATTCTACTGGAAACGGCGCCAAGGCCGGAACACCGGACAGTACATCCGCATCGGTAAAAACGGGCAGCACATCGAAGAGATCGAAGACTACAGCGCGATGGCGAACCGCATCACCGCGCTCGGCAAAGGCGAGACAATCGAGAGCACGCTTTCTGTCACGGTGAACGATACAACTTCACAATCATCCTACGGGATTGTTGCGGACACGATTGTTGATAAGTCGATATGGAACACAACCGATCTGACGGCGTTTGCAAACGCGAATCTACAGGCACGCAAAGTGCCGAAGAAAAGCTACCGCATCGGCGTGATTGACCTCGCGCGACTGACTTCTGGTGACTATCAATTTTTTGAACTGGAAGTGGGATCGAAAATCCGCGTCATCGATACGGAATTCGGCCTAACGCTCGACACCACTATTGCGACAATCGAACGCGAGCTCGACACCGGATCGACCGGCGGCGGGCTGGGCGGCGCATCGGGCACGGCAAGCAAAGTGAAAATTGCCGTCACGAATCCCGACGCCGGAACAACGTCATGGGGCGGAAATGAGCCTAGCATTATCCCGGCGGAAGAACGCGCGATAGACGACACGATTGCGGACATCGTTGATCTGTTGCTCGATGAAGTTATGTCGGACACCGGGTTTATCGACACGCTCACAAGCTCATTCCCCGAGGCCGTGCAGAGCGATGCGGGCGCGGCGATACGCGAGGCAATCGGTGAAACCGTAGACCAAGCGATTGCGGCCGGGACCATCAATGTGCCGGAAGCAGGTACCGGAATACTTACCGTCGCGCAAGCAAACGCAGATGGATCGTCGGCTGATTTTGCGTCGGTTGATCATGTGCATAAAGGCAACTGCTTTACGGCGTCGGACTTTGCAAGCCTACCGAGCGAAGCGGTTGCATCTATCGGCGTCACTACCGGCAGCTTGAAATACGCATACGTGCGAATCGACGGATCGACATGGCTGCGCTTGTCACATATTTAGGAATCATCGCAATGGCATGGTACAACCCCGGCGGCGGGGCAGGCGTATGGGATGCGGCGAAAGTCGATACCGACTTGCGCAACATTCTCGCGCAACTGTGCCATGCGACTAACGAGCGGGAACTGTACCGGTCCGGCGCGCGCGTCGCCATTACGAGCATCACTCGATCCAGCAGCACGGCAACCGTGACGACAACGGCGAGCCATTCGCTCACGACCGGCCACTACGTTTTCATCATCGGCGCGGAGCAATCGGAATACAACGGTATCTACCAAGTGACGGTGACGGGCGCGAGCACGTTTACGTTTGCGGTGACAGGGACGCCCGTATCGCCTGCGACGGGCACGATCAAGTACGTCAAACAATCGTCGGTCACTTCCTTCACGTATGACGATGAATTTAATACGAAGCCATTCCCTACAGAGGCAGACTTCGACGGGTTGCCGCTACACCAAATCACGCAGCACGAACGCCGCGGCTATGGCGCGCTGACGTTCACGAGCCTGACAAACTTCGCGACGGTTGCCACGCTCACGGTGTCGAGCACGGCGGGCATCTCTACGGGCGATTATGTAGAGGTATCCGGCGCAGACCAAGCGGAATATAACGGCGTTCATCAAGTGACCGTGACGGGCGGCACGACGATGACCTATACGGTCACGGGCAGTCCGGCAAGCCCAGCCACGGGTACTATCGTTGCCAAACACCACGGGCGCGTCACGCAATCAGCGGGCACGGCCACGGTGCGGCTAATCGGGCATGGGCTGCACACGGGGCACTATGCGGAACTGAGCGGATGCACGCCCAGCGATTACAACGGCGTAAAGCAAGTGACGGTACCGTCGCACGCGGTGACGAGCATCACGCGATCCAGCAGCACAGCGACGGTCAACACGAACTCCGCGCACGGACTCAAGACAAACGACATCGTAGCGATTACTGGGGCCACGCAGACCGAGTACAACGTGACGGCGGCGGTCGTGACGGTAACAGGCAACACGACATTTACCTACACGGTGACAGGCACGCCTGCGACGCCCGCGACGGGATCGCCGGTGATTTGGGATCAGTCGCACTTCACGTTTGCGATTGACTCAGGTGTCGCGGCGATTGCAACCGGCGACATTAAAGTGAAGACGCCCGCGCATATGATCTATCGCGGTACGTATTCGGGCAGCACGGCGCGAATGTATTGCAAAGAGCACGGATTCAGCGTCGGGCAGTGGGTGGAGGTCGTCAACGAAGATTCCGCACACACGTCATGGCGCTTTTGGGGGCCGGTGACGGCTATCAGCGCGGACGAATATTTTGAGATTACGGCGTCCGGCGTGGCAACTACGGACATCGGCCACGGGCAGGGCGATACGGATGTTGGGTTCTGGGCGAATCGCGTGATCGGCGTGCGCAAACCGTTGCGCGAGATACAGACGGCGATTGGCGGCTTGCTGACTGCCGACACAGACCCCGGCGAGATTCGGTTTGTCGAAGACTCGTCGCCCTACGAAACGAACTACACGCTTGCCAATTTGCTCGGCGCTGGAAGTTATGGATCGTCGTGGTTGTCGCTTATGGGACGGTCGGTGGAAACCGTGAGTGATGCGCTGTTGCAGATGAAAGAGGCGGTCGATCTGTTGGTGGTGATGACGGTAAACGGAACAGCCGAAACGCAACCACACACTGCATATCAGTCGGACGTTTACACTACGTTGCAGGATGCATGGGATGACGCTACGGATGTGCACCCAACATTCGACGATACGGTTGACACAAACATTTCACTTCGACGCGCCGGAAATAATATTTCACCATCGTACTTTGTAATCGTTGAGTACGAAGCGGACGCCATATTCACGAACACCTTAATCGCGGGCACGTTCGTCGACGGCGAAATCTATCTACAGCAAACGAATAATCTGGCACTCTCCACCGATGTTACGCAAGACACCTACACACTAACGGATAGTGACGGAGACACACTTGACGTCGATGCGGCAATAGATACGGTTGACCAACTCGAAGAGATAACAAAGGTGGATGCGTTCTTTTCCACCCCTACAAAAACTTTGACTTTCGACACGCCTACGCCATCCACACACCCGTTTACAACTGCGATCGGATCGTTTACAGCGGCCGTTCGCCAAGTAAAAGTGCGCGAGACGAACGCATCACGCCACACCCGCGAGCTCGTACCCGGCACGCACTTAACCTACGGATAGGAAAGGGAACCCGATGTCCGAGCGCATGGCAAATTTCCTCAACTCCAAGATAGTGGATTTACTGGTGAAGGTATCAGTGCCGATGCTTCTCGGCATGTCGGGCTATTTCTTTTCATTCATTCTCGATACCACAAGCCGGATCGCCGTTATAGAGAATAGCCGGTTCACGGCGACAGATGGACGAGCATTACAAGATAGGGTTGCTGTTCACGATTCGCAATTGATGCTACTCGATGCGAACCAGAAGCGTGTTATATCCGTGCTCGACAAGGTAACGGACAACCAAACGATCATGTTGCAAGCGCAGTCACGCATCGAAGCGAATATTTCAGAATTGAAGGAAAGATAACATGCGTGACGGTTCACTCGACTACTACAAGCGGCTATACGAAACCGTTGAGATCATCCCGGCAAAACTTGACCAGGTGCGGCGCGAAACGGATCGCATTCTATTGGGCCGCAGGAAGTACGAAATCGTCCAAGCGCGTACCGGAGTGCCGTGGGCTTTCCCCGCGTGCATCCATGAACTCGAATGCGACTGTAATTTTCAGCGACAAATTCTCAACGGCGAAAAGATAGATCGCGTGACGCGGCTTGTACCGAAGGGACTTGGCCCGTGGCCCGATTGGGAATCAAGTGCAGTGGATGCCCTGCAAAAGAAACGCGCGGACGATCCGGCATGGAAGCCGCTGGACGAATTATCTGACTGGACGGTTCAGCAATGCCTGTTGCAGTGGGAGCGGTGGAACGGCGGCGGGTATCGCAGGCGCGGACTGAACTCGCCGTACTTGTGGGCAGGATGTCAGCACGGAGATCGCGTCGGCTACTACACGAGCGACGGGCAATATTCGCCTACGGCGGAGTCGAAGCAGATCGGCGCGGGCGTTTTGCTGTGGTATTTGAAGCATCGGTTTAGCGAGTAATTTAACCGGCGCGGCCGCACCGTCGCGCCATAGGAGAGAAGGATATGAAACCCGACTTTAGTTTTATTTGGAACCTACTGAAAGGCGGCGTCGGCGGCGTAGGTGGGGGCGCGCTCGGCGCAATCATGGCGTGGGTGATTCGCGTTTGGAATGGCGGGGACAGCACGCTTGACACATCAGAGGCCGCTGCGTTCGGCGCTGTGCTCGGATGGATTCTATTGCAAGGCAAAAACCTGATTAAGCAATCGAACCTTGGACTAGCGAAGTACATTCCCGTGTTCGTTTGCGCTGTGGCGTTGCAGGGGTGCATGACGGCGGGCAGTGGCACGCCGCTCGCATTTGGCAAGCCCGCGAAAATGAGCACGGAAATCAAAACACAGATGCCACCCGAAGTTGATCCGGTAACCGGCGCGCTTATTCCAGGCGAATCGTACTACGCGAAGATAGAGAAGGAACTACCCGCTGGCACGGATTTGGAAGGCCAGGACAATCTGCACTTTGGTATCGGCGCTGGCGGTGATTGGGATATTACGCTTGGACAGGCGGCGGGTTATTCGTCGCAGGGGCAAGCGCAAGGCTTGCTAGAATTTTCCAAGGTGAACGCGCAACTACAACGCGATCAGCAGGCGCAAGCGTGGGGCAGTATCATGCCGTTTCTCTCGCTGTTAGCGCCCGAGGCGGCATCCCTGATTAGTAAGAAGATGGACCTCGGCGCGGTAGACGACGCGCGCGATGACGCGAACAGCGCTGCCAAATTCGAGCAGGCGATCAAGTTGATGGAAAACATTAGCAAGCGATTGTCGCGCGTTGAGGCCGCACAGAAACCCGCCGAGCCGCCCGCGGACTCGCCCGGCGTTGACTTGCCGGAAGTGGGGACGAACTAATGGACAAGCCACGCGCAACGATAAGTGGGAATCCTCCAGCAGAAGATTGTTGGGACAAAGGCGCTCCGCAACCTATTGATCCGGCTACCGGACAACACAGAGATTATTGGGTATTGCCGGAGGAAGAACGCGCGAAGGGTTTCGTTCGGCCTGTTCGGAATTCCTATGTACACAAAACCTGTGGCACGGAAACCCGAATGGGGCAGGCAATCTCCGAAACATACGCGCGCGACCCTAAGTACTACGGCGCGACATTCTGCTGTCATTGCGGAAAACACCTTCCTGTGAGTGAATTTACTTGGTTGCCTGACGGCAGCCCGGTTGGGAGTTAGCATTATGACCCGCAAGCTACTCGCCCTACTCCTATGCGCCGCACTGTTTCCCGCCGCGCAGTATCAAATAAAACTCAACCCCGGCGATAGCGTGCTGGTCGAGGCCGTGACGGTGACGGCTCCGCCCGTGACGCCGCCTGTGGTGCCGCCAGTGACGCCTGCGGCAAAGACGCCGATGGGTGTGAACCTCCCCGGCATGGACGATTGGAACGGCGGGGCGCGCGCCAAGTTGTTTGTGGACGTGATGAAAACGGCGCGGCTGATTAACACGAACCGCTGGCGCGTGCTCACGACTTCGAATAATCAAGCGCAGGAATTGAACTGGTCCACGTCCGGAAGTCGACAGCCGAAGATCCAAGGGACGTATGCACTATCATGGACAGGATCCGCAACCGTCACGGCGTCCGGAGCGGCAATAAAGAACCTCACAGCGAATACGGCCGACGTCGTTGTGACGTCTGACGCCGTCGACGTGGATCTACAGTTCTCGGCCCCGGCTTCGAATATTGTGATGTTGCGCCCCGGGTATGCTCGAGGAACCACACAGACCGTCACGAACGAATTCAAGGAATACGCCAAGCCGTTCAAGTGGATCCGCGTGATGGACGCCTGCGGTACCAACATTCCGGATGCTGCAGATTGGGCCGAGCGCCAGAAAACAATCGGCGCCGACGGCAAAATGACTTGGGCGGAGCGGCCGGCCGACAACGTGCAGACCTACAACCGCCCGTACGGCCTGAGCTTCGAAGCCGTTATTCGAATCGCCAACGAGTGCAAACTGAATGTATGGTATCCGTTACCTTATGGGTTCACGGATGACTTTTGCAGTGGCGCTGCAGTCTATTCGAAAGCGAATCTGGATCCGTCGCTGATTCTCGCGCTCGAGCCCTTTAACGAGCCCTGGAACTATGCGTACGGCTTCTATCAGTCTGGATTGAACCGGGCAGACGCCGTTGCGTACGCTGCAGCGGGAACCGCCCCGAAGCTGGCAAACCCCGCCGACAATGACTACTACTACGCGCAGCGGTACGCCATGAAGCGGTTGATCGACGCCTCGAGCATATTCCGGAGTGCGTACGGCGCCGACTTCGAAAAGCGGATCCGCGTGGTATTCGCCAGCCAATTCGCCAACCCGTCATTTATTGCGGACGCCCTCAACTGGGCGCTGCGCAGCTACCCGAACCCGCCGAATTACTACATCACGGGCATCGCGTGCGCGCCGTACATCGGAGCCAGCACGGGCACGGTCGATCAACTTGTATCGACGTTGAACGCAGACATCGCTACCCGGCAGGCGAATGATTCCAAGCTCATGTGGTGGCGCGCGATGGCCGACCAGAACCAAATGAAGCTCTACATGTACGAGTCGGGCGTTGACGTTGGGCAAGGAACGACGAATATCACGAACCGGATCGCGCTCGCGTATGACGCGCGCATGGAAGGCGTGACGAAAAGCTATCTGGAATCCTGCTACCTGGACGCCGGGAGTGAGTCGCTTATGTGGTTTAACGCCATCTGTACGCGCGACAAGTGGGGTATTTGGGGGTTGACCGACGACGCCGCAGACCTCGCGCAACCGATGTATAAGGGCGCGAAAGCGTTCACCGCAACCGCGCCGGCCGCGAGCGGCCTAACCGCCACGTTCTACAAAGATTCAAACTTCACGACGGCGCTCGGCACGATAACGATTCCCGTGTTCAATCACCGCTGGCAGGCATGGGCCACGGGCGGTATATGGGGACGTAAGGACATGACGAGCACGCAAGCCGCGGACGGTTCAATCCGCGTCACAGGCCGCTACCTGGGCGCTGGCACGCTGACCGTCGAGAAGGAAGCGAATGACGTGGCCACGCTAACCATGAAGCCGGATGGCACATTCCAGTGTGACTATAAAGCCATCTTCGGCGGCAACGGCATTGCGTGGGTGCGCCTTATGGCGAATGGCAAACCCGTGCGCGCGGGGATGTTTTCGGTGAATTAAGCGCCCATTAGGTATCGGACACCGAACAATAACAAATAGGCAACCGCAACGAACGGCGTTAAAAAGAGAATGATGCCAAGGAAAATAACCAAGCATTCCCAAAGCCCGACTGTGGCTTCTTTAATCGACTCGACCATAAAAGTTTCTCCATCTTAGCGCCTCACCCCTTCACGGGCGCTATCTACGGGGCCGTCCGGTTGCCCTCCGGGCGGCTCCGGCTATTTCTGTGAGATATTGAAGGTGCAGCGATTGGGGGCAATTGAAGTCACGCGGTAGATTCCATCGTATCGTTTATTGCCGCAGTTGAAGTTGACAAGCGTGAGAAATGAACCCGCGGCAAATACGGTGTCGAGCGGCGCGACCGTCGTCACAGAAACCACGGCGCTTTCTACGGCGGTGGCTGGCGCAAGCTCCATCGCAGGCGGATAAAATGAATCCACCATCGGCGCAAACCCTGCGGCAACAGCGGCGGTCTTAATGAAGTCGCGACGGTTCATGCGTTGCGCTCCAGCCGCACAAGGCCAGATAGTAGACCGAGGCGAATTATCGCATCACCGAAATTGCGCGCCGCATCTCCGGCATCTTCAAACGCTTTGTTGATTTCTTCGATGTTCATCTAAACATCCTCCCAACTCCCCACAATATACACCATCCGCCAATCAAACACGCGGCGCATGCGAGCAGGTACGTCATTCACCCGCCACCATCTTAAACACATCCGCGCCGTTGAAGTCGATCGCCCACAACTCGCCGTCATTGTCTTCGGCAAACGCACACGGGGCCACGAACGGCGCATCGGTCGTTAGCAGCGGTTTCATGTCGGTCACAACGCCGTCCTTGTAGGCCCACAGTTTACCCTGACCGCCGAAGTCGGCAAACACGTAGGAACCTTGCAGCCACGGGATAGCCGCGCCACGGTACACGTATCCGCCGATAACGCAGACCCCTTGCATGGTCGGCGGCTGCGCGTAGTGGTAGTAGGAAAACAGAGGCGGCACAAAGCCATCCGGTTCAGGTGCGCACGGGGCGTTACACCACGTTCCCTCGCGCGCGGGCCAACCGTGATTGGGGATCGTGCTGTCGTCGAATGCCTGAAAGTAGACCGATTCGTAAACCGAATTACCGACATTCCCGATCCAGCGGTCGCCGGTTTCGCGGTCAAACGACCACTGCCACGGGTTGCGCAGGCCATAAGCGATAATCTCGGGGCCTGTATCACCGAACCGGATAATCTTGCCGCGCCATGAGTCGAGCGATTGCGCAGCGGGCTTGTCGCCGCCGTCGCCCAGACTCGTGTAGAGATAGCCGTCCGGCCCCCAATTCAGTTTTCCGCCGTACTGCCCGATGCCAGCAGCCTGCGACACGAGCAACGGCGCGCCCTTCGGCTTGGGCTTGGCTTTGTTTTTACTCTTCACCTTGTGCATCTCTACCACGTTCTGATTGTCTACGTTGACGTAGTGCACATAGACGGTGATGTTGCCGCGCTTGTCATGGTTTGGATCGAACACCATGTTCAAAAAGCCGGTTTCGCCGTTGCCGCCCGACGGCTGCTGTACCTTCTCGGAAATGTCGAGGAAGGGTTTATCGCGAAGTACGCCATTCACGGCAACGCGAACCACGCCGCTTGCCTCGGCGATGTAGACGCGGGCGTCGTCTTCAGGGGCGAACGCAAGCGCTACGGGGCGCGTGACGGTGACGGGCAGGCGTTCGAGGTGCAGGGTTTGAGACAGTATAAACAGGGTGGCGAGTAGCATCGCATTGCTCCTTGGTTAGACCAAGAGTATAGCACACCGTTGTTTTTTTATTTCGGCGTGGAACAATGTTCCACGAATACCCCTTTACAGATCGCCAAAACATCGCCATAATGTCCGCTAGTAATCCATTTCCGAATTATTTGTAAGAGGGGGTTGACAACCCGTAGGAAATCTGATAGATTCCACTTGCGATGTTTGACTTGATGCTACATAATTACGTTGTCGCCCACAAGGCTTCCAGTCTTGGCCGTTCAGGCCTTTCCTGTCAAGCATCGCAACTTGTGGGCGCTTTTATTTTCTTCCCAACCAGCCCACCAGCGTGGCGGCGAACCCCAGCCCCAAAGCATCGCCCAATGATATGTGTCCCCCAGGACAGCCGCCGCCACGCTTTTAATATTGCCCACCAAGCGGGGCTGCATACTCCTTCTACTTCCCGAGAATCCTTGCAGCTAAACCAGAGCAGCCCCGCTTTAATTTGCCCACCAGAGGGCCGGCGTTGCACCCCAAACCAAGACCGCAAGTTGATTCGTGACAACCCTAAAATACGCCGGTCCTCTTTAACTTTCGCCGCGCATCTGAGCCTACGCAACTCGACGCAGCAAACGCAGGCGGGCCTATCGTCCGTCTGCGATATCACTTTCGCCGCGATGCACTCGCTTTACACGGGCGAGCGGATGGCGCGGCGCAAACGGGCGGGCCAGTTGCCCGCCTATGTTCATTCCCCGCAAGCAAACGGACCGGGCAGCACCCGGCGTTACGTGCGACGTTTGCTTGCGGGTTTGTCTTGCTCGCTGGAGCACGGAAACGTGTCACTCACATTATTGCGCTTTAGGGTGAGCGTCGCTAAGCGCACCAGCCGACCTTCCGGCGAGCATCCTGTATCCCCATCCCGCAGCGGTAACTGTATCGCGAGTCCGTTTCGCGCGATTGCATTCCACGCCGCTGCGGGATGTCTTATTGGGGCGGCGGCATGAAGCCTCTTGCCATCGACATTTACTGTGGCCTCGGCGGCTGGACTGAAGGATTGCTTGCCGAAGGCTGGAAAGTAGTCGGTTTTGATATTGAGCGCCATCGCTACATGAAGCGCATCGATGCACAAACTGAATCGGTAAAGCGCCCCGGCATGAATTGGAGCGACCGATCAAAGCGCGGATCGAAAGATGCGCAGTTCAATCGCCCCGCTGAAATCCACCCAGATATGGAATGGATCGAATACCCCGCGCAACTCGTCCTGCAAAACGCACTCACGATCCACGGCGCACAATTCAAAGACGCGCGCCTCATAGTCGCAAGCCCGCCGTGCCAAGAGTACAGCTACATGGCGATGCCATGGTCACTCGCGAAACAGCGGGAACGCGAATACCTGGAGGGCACGCGCGACGTGAAGGATTTAACCCGCCTGTTCGATGCGTGCTTTCGGATTCAGCGGGAAGCGTGCGAGGCGGCGGGTAGACACATTCCGCTCGTGGTTGAGAATGTCCGCGGCGCGCAGAAGTGGGTCGGGCGCGCCAAGTGGAACTTCGGCAGCTTTTACCTTTGGGGCGATGTGCCGGCGTTGATGCCGTTCCCTAAAAAAGTCCAGAAAATTCATGGCACAAAAGGTAACGGTGGTGCATGGTTCAATACAGCGGAAACAGCGGACGGTAAATACGGCGAAGGAAACTTTAGAAATAATATTGAAGGCGCAAAAGTCCCCGGCTTTCGCTTCGATGGCAGCGAGCGATCGTTTCAGAGTGCGAGCGTTGAGGGTGTGAAATCGCCAGAAGGTTACGAGCGCGATCATCCAAACGCATTCGGATGGAAGAAGCCGAACACAAACAGCAAATCATCCGCACGCAAAGCCGCCAGCGCGCAGATTGCAAAAATCCCGTTCGTTTTGGCGCGTCACATTGCGAGCGTGTACCGCCAGGAAGTCGCCGCATGACCGCCCGCGCCACGCTACACCGCCTAGTCAAAACACGCGGCGAAGTCCTGACCGACTACGAATTCCGCAACGTGTGCCAAATGCTGTACGGCATGGCGTATGACGCGGAAGCGTTTGGCGATTGTCTTGTGCGCGATGCCGGTACCGATGGCGCGTTTCTGTTACAGGGCGAGCGTGACGGGCTGTTGCACGTAATCAATGGAGGGAGTCTGGATGTATCTCTTGGAACTGTTCGAGAAATGCTGGCCGCTGATCGGAATGGCGGCGGTCAGTCTGTGGTACTTCTGCCGCGCGATGATTCCGAGCGGTAGCGACGAAATCATTCTCGGCGGCGGGACCGACGACCAGAAGTGCGCTCGCATGGCGGAACGCGCGCGGGAGTATGAGCAGAAGCACGGAACAAGGGAAGGGAATTATTCAGCATGACCCGCAACGAACTCATAAAAAAATGGTGCGCAGCGGAAGGCGGCAAGGTGTCCGCTCTCGACGCGCCACAGGCCCGCGAAGCCTACGCCAAGCTCCGCGCAATCATCGCCGAGAACTTCGGCGTAGACCTCGACGACATTATTCGCAACAAGGAAGTTTGCAAAATCTACACGGGGCGCTCGGCTGCGATTGCCTATCGCTATCTGCCGATGTCGCCGGATGGTGTGCATCTGCTCCCGCGTCGTTCCCGTAAGCCCGCGAAGCCCGCGCGGAAACGGGGGTAAGGGGATGTTGATAGACGAACGGCGCGAGGAATTAAAGGCTGCTGCGTTGGCGTGGTGTAACGAACGGCGCGCAGAGAAGGGCATGGAACCGATTGCGGAATTACCGAAGGGCATTCAAAAGGATTCGGAATCGTGTCCGTGCGGTAAGGCAACGGGGCTGTCTGTTGGCCGCGTGGCCTACTGCGAAGCCAATCCAAAATGGGAAGCAAAAACATTCGAGTTGCCTTCTGTGGTTGGAAATTTTGTAGACGCCTTCGATAACGGCGACATTCCCGAACTAATCGAGGCGCGTAAATGATCAACATCATCCCCTTCACCTATTCCGCCCCGCAACCCATTACCGCGCTGGAAGTGACAATCGCGCGGGCGAACACGGCGCACGGCAAGCGGTGGTACCCGGCGTTCGTCGATGCGGACGGCACGATAACGGTGAGCAGGCCGGATTGGGATAAGGACAGCGTGACGATGAGTTTCGTTACCGAGTATCACGCGCGCGTCCAGGCGTGGGCAGACGCGAAGAAGTGGATCGCGCAGGGAATGACTGTGGTGTATCGCGGGGATTTGGAACCGATAATTGAGGGTATAAATTAAATGCAACTTCTGACCCACTCCCGAATGCTCAGTGCGCGCACGTGCCTGCGCCAACACTGGTACAAGTACGAAGTCGGCATCGTGCGCGATACCGAGGCCGAGTATTACAAAACCGGCAAGGCGTTCCACGCGGCGCTTGAAGCATGGCACTCGACACAGAACCCAGGAGAAGCGTTAGCGGCCGCGTTGAAAGTGCCGGTAACGAACGATTACGACCACGAAATTCTAACGTCGCTGATCGCCGCGTACACGTCGTTGACCAAACCGATTCAGCTTGACCGCGCGGAAATGCAATTTGAAATACCGATCGTTAATCCCGATACGCGCCATCCATCGCGCAACTTCGCACTCGGAGGCAAGATCGACGGACTGTTTATTGACGAAGTCGGGCGCAACATGCTCATCGAGCACAAAACCACATCAGAAGACATCTCGGAAGGTTCCGATTACTGGTTGCGATTGCGCGTGGACCCGCAAATTTCCTTGTACACACTCGCTGCGCGCCGTATGGGTATTGACATCTGCGGTGTGCTTTACAACGTCGTGCGTAAACCTTCCATTCGCCCCAAACAAATCCCCGAGACGGACGAGAACGACATCAAGATTTGTGTTGACGACGCGACCGGCGAGCGCGTGAAAAACAAAGACGGTAAATCGTGGAAACAGTCCGCGTGTGAAGGGTGCCATCTCGTTACGCGCGACGAGACGCCGGAAGAGTTTGGCAATCGTTTACTCGCCGACATTAACGCGCGCCCGGACTTTTATTTTGCACGGCGCGAGATACCGATTCTTGACGATCATCTCGCGGAGTTTGAGTCGGAAGTGTGGCAACAACAAATCCGGTTGCGCCAGTGTCAAACGTCCGGGCTGTGGTTTCGCAGCATATCCAAGTTCACGTGCGGCAACTGCCAGTACGCGCCGCTTTGCCTTCAGTCAGTGCGCCTGCAACAAAACGAAGACGGCACGGTGCAAGTGCCGTCGGGCTATATAAAGTCGGAACCACACGAGGAACTGTTCAATGTCGAAGCCGCCTAATTTGATGCCACAACATTCAATTCCACAACCCATTCAAGGCAACACCGCGCTGAAACCGCTACCCATCGCCACGAAGCGCGGGAAACGCGTCGGGTTGTACGGCACTGGGGGAATTGGGAAGACAAGTCTCGCGTCGCGTGTGCCTGGGCGTAAGGCGTTCTACGACCTAGATGAAAGTCTTGACGCGCTGGAAATTGTTTCTATCAAGCCGCGCCCGGTGTTTACGTGGGCGGAACTGCGCAGCGACATTCAATCGCTGAAAGACGTGGACGTGATCGTTATCGATTCTTTTACTCGGGCAGAAGAACTCGCGGTTGCGCATACGCTCCAAAATGTGCAGAACGAGAAAGGTCAATTCGTCAAATCTATCGAAGGGTACGGATACGGCAAGGGGTATCAGCACGTGTTCGATACCTTCCTGCCGCTACTCGGCGATCTCGACACACACGCGCGCCAAGGGCGCCACGTAATCCTCGTCATGCACGAGTGCATGTCGAGCGTGCCAAATCCGCAGGGCGACGATTACATCCGGTACGAGCCGCGCCTCCAAAACCCAAACAGCGGCAAGGCGTCCATCCGGTTGCGCGTCAAAGAGTGGCTCGATCAACTCGTATTCATCGGGTTTGACGTGAATGTGAAAGACAACAAGGCGTCCGGCTCCGGCACGCGCACCATTTATCCCGTCGAGATGCCACATTGCATGGCGAAAACGCGGAGCCTCAAAGAATCATTCGAGTACGTGGACGGTTCAGATGATCTCTGGCAGCAATTGAAGATGGTTGGCACAAGTAATTAACCCGACTAGAAATTAACCGCGCCGCTGGCGCAAGTAAAGGGGACTTGATACATGCTACCGAATAGAGAGGGACGGTTCAGGGCAGTTATCGCGGATGTTGGCATTACCGAAAGTGGTAAGCCGCCGAAGTGTTGCGTGGTGTTCACGTTCAATCTTGTCAGCGAATACATGGCGGACGGGTGGAACGACTGCGAATCTGAAGGAATGTCGATCCCCGGATACTTTTACATCGAAAAAAGTGACGGGTCGATCAACGAATTCACAGTCAACAACTTCAAGGAAGTGTTGCTGTGGGACGGCAAAAAGATCGGACACCTTACCACGGTCAAGGGCGCGGAAGTGCAGGTGTCGCTGCAATGGGAAGAGTATCAGGGTAAGCGCAGCATCCGCGTTAAGTACATGAATTCCGCTGACGCCGAAGGCGGCGCGGTGAAACACGACCCGGAAGCCGTGAAGCGTGCCGAAGCGCGTCTTGGTTCCAAGCTCCGCGCATTGTCCGGCGGCGCGCCAGTTGCCGCTACTAAGCCCGCACAAACCGCGTCTACGCCCGCGCAATCCACCCCGCCACAAGTATCTGGTGCGGCAGAAGGATTCCCGTGGGAATCGTCGAGCGCTGACGCGTGCTGGTCAGAATTTGAAAAGAAGTTCTCCACACTACCGCAAGCAGTCAAGGGTAAAGGCTGGAACGATTTGATTCAGCGCACGCATCCCGGATGCACGGACATTAACACGCTTACGCCGGAACAGTGGGGCGAAGTGTGGGCGGAAATGAACAAGCCCGATTTCAAGGTTGCGGTGTAACACCCGCACCAATGCACACCTTACGCCCATACCAATCCCGCGCGGTAGCGATGACGCTCGCAAGCGTTGCCAATACCCGCAACCCGATCCTTGTCGCGCCGACGGGATCGGGTAAAACGGTCATGGGCTGCGCCATCGTGCGCGAGTACACAGACGCAGAAAAGCGCGTCTTGTGGCTCGCGCACCGGAAAGAGTTGATCGAGCAGGCGGCTGGAACGATTTGGGAAAGCGCCGGGCTTCACTTCCCGCCAGGAATTATCATGGCGGGCTTTTCCGAGTCCCCTATGTCGCCGGTGCAAGTCGCGTCCGTACAGACTTTGGTGCGGCGCGCAGTGCCGGACGTTGATCTAATCATTATCGACGAAGCGCACCACGCTACAGCGGACGCGTACCGGGAGATTATTAAAGCCCGCTCGTCATGGACGCCGGTTATCGGACTAACCGCAACACCGTTCCGGCTTGATGGGCGCGGGCTTGGCGATATTTTCAACGATCTAATTGTCGCTGAGTACACGGACAATCTTTGCAGACCCGACGCTAACGGCAAGTCGGTACTCCACGCGCCGAAAGTGTACGCGGGGCATTCGCCCGACTTGCGCGGCGTGAAGAAAAGCATGGGCGACTATCTAACGTCGGCGCTCGTGGATCGCATGAACCAGACGGGGCTTGTCGGCGACATTGTGGAAACGTGGAAAGCAAAGGCGCTTGGTAGAAAGACTGTCGCCTTCGCCGTGAACGTCGAACATTCGCAACACATCGCGGCGCAGTTTTGTGACGCCGGTATCCGCGCGGAGCATATCGACGGGAGCACACCGAAAGCGGAACGCGCCGCAACGCTGGCGCGCCTGCGGTCTGGCGAGACTCAAATCGTTTGTAACTGCATGATTCTAACCGAAGGCTGGGACTTGCCCGCGTTGGAATGTGCAATTATTGCGCGGCCCACTGCTTCACTGAATCTACATCTACAAATGCTCGGGCGCATCATGCGCGCGGCGGATGGTAAAGACGGTTGCATCGTTTTAGACCACGCGGGCAACCATCACATGCACGGGCTTGTAACGCGGCGCATCGAGTATTCCCTCAACGGCCGCATTGTTGGCGAGAAGGACCCACTTGGGTTGCGCCGGTGTGGCGCGTGCCAGTTGCTTTTCGATCCTAAGCTCGACGCGTGCCCGGAATGCGGGTGGGTGCCGGAGAAACGCGAAACCAAAATTGATACCACCCCCGGTGTGCTTGGCGAGTTTGAGGAAGGATTCACGTATCGCCGCGAGATGTATCGCATTTGGGTTGCGCAAACCGAAGACATGGGCTGGCGTCCCGGCTTCGCCGCGTACCGGTATAAAGAACGGTTCGGTAATTGGCCGGTCACTGTTGATCTGGGTAGCGGTTTAGATTTGGTCGATCCCGACAATGCTCTACCGGAAGAGAAGAAAGAATGTTTCCGGCAATGGTCTGAATTTGGCGCGGAGCGCGGATTCAAACCGGGTTGGGCTGCGCACAAGTACAAAGATTTTTTCAAGGTGTGGCCCACCGGGTTTGTTACCGAAGTGCGCGAATCGCTTGGCGTGAAAAAGGAAGCGGTTGACCGGGCTGATCGGTTGTTGGCGGGGGTGTCGAGTGGTGCGGGACAAGAGGAAGAGGACGAATGGCTGTTTTGACGCCTACGTGGTCAAAGAACGGCGTTGACCTGTATCTAGGTGATTGCCGCGAAATCCTGCCGACGTTGGACGCGGTGGATCATGTGATTACCGATCCGCCGTTTAGTGAAGTTACCCATAAAGGTCACAACGTAGTTTCAGCCAATGAAAACGGAATTCTTTACGACGGCGTGGCACGCAATAAGTTGCACTACGAGTCTTGGGCGGATGTCGACGCGACGGAATTTATAAACCAAATAAGTCCAATTTGTTCGGCATGGATGGTAATTTTCAACGACGACGTCTTGGCTCCGGCTATTCGTAATGCTATGGATAAATGTGGCCGCTACGCCTTTGCACCACTTCCATTTTACGCGCCCGGCTCCCGTGTCCGCCTGTCCGGCGATGGCCCTTCCTCGTGGACGATTTGGATCATGGTGTCTCGCACGAAGGCGCAATCGCGATGGGGAACGCTGCCCGGTGGCTATCTGGCGCAAGAAGGGTGGCGCGACCGCGAATACATGGGCGGAAAGCCTGTGAAGCTCATGGAGGCCATCGTGGGCGATTACTCGCGCAAGGGCGATCTAATTCTTGACCCATATATGGGATCGGGAACCACGGGCGTCGCGGCGGTCAAATTGCAGCGGCGATTTATCGGCATCGAAATAAATCCCGAGTCATTTGAAATCGCCGTGCGCCGTATCGAATCCGCGATGAACGAAACGGCGCTGCTGGACTGGGCCCAGGCCGAACAAGAAAGACTATCAATATAATGCTCGCTGAAAACACATCGCGCGAAAAGTTCATTCAAAACGACATACTCCGCACGTTCGGCACAAAGCCCACGCTGCGCCTGTGGCGGGCAAATGTTGGCGCGTCGACATTTCTCGGACCGCACGGCAAGCAGCGCGTACAATTTGGCGTGCCAGGGCAAGCCGATTTAACGGGTATCCTCCCTGATGGGCGCCGCCTCGAAATTGAAGTGAAATCCGCTGTCGGCCGACAACGCCCGGAGCAAGCCAACTACCAGAAAATGATTGAGAAGTTCGGCGGCATATACATCCTCGCGCGCAGCGTCGAAGACGTATTCAAAGCCTTAACCGCCAAGGGCTACACGGTTTGACCTCTTCCTCTCAAATAGGCCCCGAAGCCATAATCTCCCATTGCCACGAGAACCTTGGCTGGTCGTTTACCCTGCTGAGCGGTAAGCGGCCCGTGCGGCCGGGGTGGCAGAAGGAGCCGCGCTTACCGCTCGACGATGTATTGGAACATTTCGCTAACGGCGGCAACGTAGGATTGCGCACAGGGAGCGTGTCTCGCGTCGTGGTGATTGATCTTGACCCCGGCGCGACTATACCTGACGGCGCGTTACCGGACACCGTAGAGGCTACCACGGGGCGCGGACGCCATCTCTACTACTACCACGAGCAAGAGATTGGAAACTCGGCCAAGGCCATCCGGGACCGGTACGGCGCGCATATAGACATCCGCGGCGACGGCGGGCAAGTGGTGTTCCCCGGATCGATCCATCCTGAAACCAAGCAGCCGTACATATTCACACATTCGCCGCTCGATACCGCGCTTGCGCCGTTGCCGGATTGGGTCACTAAACCTATTACAAATTCAACAAAGCAAGACGTGAAACGGACCGGCTACGCCAATATAGCGGTGAAGCTCGAATGTGACGCTGTACGCAAAGCACCGGAAGGCGAGCGTAACAACACCTTGAACTCTGCGGCGTTCAGCTTGGGGCAACTGGTCGGCTCTGGCGCGCTGTCTCAGTTCCAAGTCGAGTGCGAATTATTCTCGGCCGCGCAAGAATGCGGGTTGGGCGACATTGAATCACGGGCAACAATCCACTCCGGTATGACGGCGGGCATATCGCAACCGCGCTCGGTCCCGGAACCGCACACAAAGCGTGAGTACGTGCTCGTGCCAGGGTTACACCTCACGGACCAAGGCGAATACATCGAACAAGGCGTGTCGACGTTTTCTTCCGAGGTATTAGAAGCCCTTCCAGAAGACTTAATCTATCGGCGCGCCCGGATAGCGGGTGAAATTATCGGCACGCCCGGACGCCGAAAATGGTTCCCGCTGTCAGACAATCGCGTGCGCCTGATGGTGGATAGCAATTGCACGTTGCGCGCGTGGTTCAAAAACCGCGACGACGAGCAGCAATATCTCACCTTCAAATATTGCATTAAAGATTGGGGTGGTATTGTGCTTGCGGCGTCGGAGTCGCACCCTGGCATACGCGACATCGAATACGTGACGCCGTACCCAGTCTATTACGTGGACGCCGACGACACGTGGTGCCTGTCTTCGCCAGGGTACAGCGACGGCATTTATTACGATGAACCCGTTGACCTATTGAACGTCCAGCCCGAACGCGATTGGGAAACCATCCACCGCACGCTGTTTGAACTTGTGGTGGACTTTCCGTTCCTCTCAAACGCGGATCGCCAGAATTATTACGGGTTGCTGTTGACGCCGATTATCGGTCCCGCGGTGAAGGGGAATCGGCCGTTACACATTATCACTGCGCCGATTCCGCGCACAGGCAAAAGCAAATTGGCAGAAGACGTGCTCGGTGGTATTTTGACCGGACGTAAGACGCCGGCATTACAACTTACCGGCACGGACGACGAGCGCGACAAACGTATCACGGCGCTTTTAATGCAAGACGAAACAGTGGTACATCTCGACAACCTACCACCGAAACTGGACAGCCCCGCGCTGGCGTCGTTGCTCACTGCGTCGGTGTATCAGAGCCGGTTACTTGGTTCGTCGAAGATCGTTAGTTTGCCAAATAATTTAGTGCTCGTCGGTACGGGTAACAACGTAGAATGTTCCACGGAAATTGCTAAACGCTGCATCCCGATCCGGCTTCAACCGAACACGCCAAACCCTGAGCGCCGCATGAATTTTGAGCATCCAAACCTGTGGGAACACGTCTCAAAAAGTCGTCGGCAAATCCTCTCGTGCTTGCTCGGAATGGTCGAAAACTGGATCGAAAAGAACCGTCCGAAAGGGCCAAGCTTGGGCGCAATCAGGCTCGGCGGGTTCGAGTCGTGGAGCGAATCGATCGGCGGAATTCTGCATGTTAACGGCTTCCACGAGTGGATGGGGAACGTCGAACAATGGCTCAAAAACAGCGATTCGGACGGCGCGGAAATGTCTCAATTTGTGAACTTATGGTCTACAAAACTCGGGTCGCATTGGGTCAACGGGCAACAGATTTTAGAATGTATTCGCGGGACAGAAATATTTGAAGGGATATTTACTCGAAAAAGCCCGAACCGCGCATTAGGGATAATACTACGAAATTATTTAGGAGCGCCAATAGATAATTTCAAGATTTTGCGTCGAGTGAGCCAAGGCATCAACGAGTATTGCTTGCAGACGCGAGTAAATAATAAATGACAATTTGGTGTATTTGGTGTATTTCATGGTGTATTTCAAGTGGATTTGAAGGAATAATTTATCTATATGCAACTACTTAACACATATATACTTATAGATATTATGGTGTATTTGGTGTATTTGATCCTTACGCATACATGCGCGTGTACGCGCGCGCGTAGCGGTAAAGCTGGCCGAAATACATGCACCAAATACACCAAACCCACCAAAGGCCGTTGCGGGCAGGATTTTGAATATGTCAATAGTTAATCGACACTTCCCGAACGGCGATCCAGTCGGCGATCCTGTCAATGCTTCCGTCAGCGCCATGCTAATGCCGCCCTTGCAAATCCACGACGCCGACGGCAACCAAAAATCAAACTCCATTTTGCTTTTAGAAGCAACCCACTGGACCGCCTGTGGGGCAGGGGATAACAAGTACAAGTTTTGGGAGCATCCAGATCGGCCTATGGAACAGTTCACGTTCGACGAGGCGCTGGTCATTGCTCGTGGTGAAAGCCGCCGCGCGTGCATCGCGGGTGAAAACGAAGGGAGGGTGAGGTGATGGGTAGGCGATTTATATATCCGGGACCGAACACAACAAGCACTGTTTACGAGATAGATAAGAGGCCGAATCTTTTCGTAAATAAAATCGACGAAAAGACAATTGAGTTTGTCGCTGTTTCGATGCGTGGTGGTCGTCTTGTTGTGGGACAAGGAATTCTCCCGCTTGAGCCCTTAGAGCCGCAACCCGAAGAGACAAAATAACGATGCCCACCTCACACACAGAACCATCCGGGTGCGGCCCCGGCCTATCGCGCCCCGCAGACACACAACAGCAGGGCGTGCGCAGCGTGCTACCGGAATTCGACGCGGCGAAGGAAGAGCTCGCGCTGGACGTTCTGATTCACCGGCTGGCGCGCAGTGTTCGGACGGAGCGGAAAATCGACCATAGGCAAATCGCGCAGAATGCCTCAGAAATCGCGAACAAGGCGTTAAGGCTACATGACCATTACCAAACGGGAGATCGTGGAATGGCGGGCACGCTAGGCGTATCCACGGCGGACTTGGCCGGGAGTATGGCTACAGAAAGGGGCGGGAGATGAAAGAGTGGTTGACAACATCAACCGAGCATGATAATATATGAGCATGATATTGCCTACTCATAAATGCAAGAGGTGCTCACACAAATGGTTTCCAAGGATCACGACCACGCCGAAGCAGTGCCCGAAATGCAAAAGCCCGTATTGGGCAAAAAAAAGAGAAAGAGAGCCTACGCGCCAGAATATTTTGCGTGGATAGCAATGATTAAACGCGCATCACCAACTCACAAATGCTCCGTAGATGATGCTAGGCTATATAAAGATCGTGGAGTTTACGTTAGTGAACGATGGCGAATTTACCAAAACTTTTTAGCCGACATGGGGCCACGGCCATCAAAAGATTATTCTATAGATAGAATAGACAATCAAGATGGCTATTGTCCGGAAAACTGCCGATGGGCTACTCGAAAGGAACAAGCAAGAAATCGTCGCACAAACGTGATTATTACAATAAACGGCGAATCTATTTGCGCACAAACTTTTGCTGAGCGTTTTAATCTGTCGCCGCACTTAGTCCGCTGGAGAATTAGGCGCGGATGGAATATAAACGACATTGCTCTTCCTGTAAATGAAAGGCTTTCCGAACATGCAAAATCAAGATGGCACAAAAATAACTATTGAACGCCTGCTATCCCGCGACACTGAGCGCGAGAAGATATTCGCGGAGGCGATGGACTTAGCGCGCGCATTGGCAGATGTGCTTGGCTCCGACGTAAGCAAAGAGCAACTCGACGCCATCGCCGCACGCTGGCAGGCCACTACATGACTACACGGCCTATAGAATTACGCGATGCCAACGCTTTTGTTTCAGAGCATCACCGGCACTCTAGGCGCGTTGCTGGGCATCGTTGGTCGCTTGGTCTATACGAGAATGATGAACTCGTCGGCGTGATGATTTGCGGTCGCCCGGTTGCGCGTATGATTGACCAACGCAAAACTCTTGAAGTATTACGTGTGTGTCTATCGCCACGAGCTCCTAGAAATGCCAACTCTTTTTTATACGGAAAAGCGGCGCGGATATGGAGCGAAATGGGAGGTGATGAAATATTGACGTACACGCTCGAAAAGGAATCTGGCGCATCTTTGCGTGGCGCTGGGTGGGTCGCAGTCGGAACTGTTGCTCATGGCGAGTGGTCTAGGCCATCACGAAAACGCGAGTCACAGGCGGTATATAAAGAACCAAAAATAAAGTGGTCACGCAAATTAGCACGCTGGCAGGCCACTACCGGCGCTACGGGCGCGGGAACCGCGAAGGAGGGGATATGAAATTTGAAGTAGGCCAGCGCGTAAAACGGTTAAGCGATCCGTTCAATGAGAGTAGCGCGATGTTGCACGGAAACATCGTAGAGCGATATTCAAAGCCAGGATATAACGAGCTTTACATTGTCCGATGGGACAACAGGCAAGTCGCGTGGGGTTTCTTGCCGCACGGACTACAGGAATCAGACGACGCTTACGCTACGGGCGCGGAGGGGCAGGGATGAAAGCGTCGGAGCAGATTGAGACGCCTAAGTGCTATTTGTGCGGACACGGATTGCCGCTTGCGGCGTATTGGCATAAACCAAAACCGGACATGTGCAGTAGTTGCTACAGGCTATACAGCGAAATTATTCACACAAAGGACACCACCCCATGATCGACTACGCGCGAGTGGCGGAGCTACTAAAAGAGGTGGACAGCTTTATCGACACAGCAGACGCGCCACGCTTACACAGTGAATATGTCGAAGCCCTCACCGCAGCCTCCGCGCTTTGTGAAGCGCACGCAGCGCCGGCGGACGAGGAGAAAGAACGGGCGGAGTTTGAAAAGCATGCCTCTGC